TAGGGGTTCATGTAGCCTTGGATGTTCCCAGTCAGGAAACTCGGGGCCGTCACCTGCTGCGGCTGGTAGAAAGCTCCCTGTGCAGCGGCTCCCGTGGCAGCAGTCAGCGCAGGCCTGTAGGCCCCCAGATTTGACTGCGCCATCTGAAACGCCTGCTCCTGCTCAGGAGCAAAGCCTGCCACGGTCGCGCCGCCGTAAGCCTGATAAGGGCGAGAGGCAAGCTCATCCGCGATGCGAAGATTTTTCTGCGCTTCCGTCTGTACCCACTCGGGAAGTTCAGTCTTCTGCGTTGTCGTCTGAGGCCCTGAACTCTTGCCCATTTTAATCTCCCAGTGGCAGGGCGTATGTCACGCCGACCTGAGCCCAACCATGGCGAGGAAGCACCTTCTGCCACCCCAGCCGTCCTGACATTACCATAAAAGCGCACCCGTGTTTATGTCCGAAATCCGCGAGCTGAGGCTGAAGCGCCATCACCTCATCCAGATCACCGAACGCCAGAAACACGTTCAACTCACGCTTTCTTGGGTGATCCACGATCTGCGTCACGATCATTGCGTTATCAGACCAAAAACCCTGCATCTTGCCGGTGTCGAGAGCCTCGACCACGTCCGCAACAGTATGCGTATCGCCCGCTCGCTTGAGGGCGTTGTGCATCTTAGAAAGTAGGCGCGCCGTTCTGTCCAAGTGGCACCGATGTTGTGACGAGATTACCCGAGTTATCTACCGACACCTTATAAACCGAACCGTTGGGCGACTGCAAAAGCACCCCGTCTACCGCCTCGATGCGGGTAACGGTAAGCCCGCCAAACTGCTCAATCGACGCGAAAGCGCGGTTCAGATATCCAGGGTCGTAATTAGCAGGAGGGGGAGGGATGCCGATCCTCATCTTGCGCCTCCAGTCGTCAGGTTCACGCGGATCTGGCCTATGCTCCATTCCGCATCTTGCGTAGACTCAACCTTTAGCCGGAACTCACGCCCTGTCGCGCGCATGTCTGTATACCCATCAGCACGCGGATTATACGGGCCGTGCGTCGTCTGGGGGCCGTCAGGCGTAAACGAGGTCACCATCCTCAACTGCGTGCTGCTATACCCGTAACCGCTGTCGGTGATAGCTTGGCGAACGTGAGCGACAGAATTACCATCCGTGATGTTGATCGATCCTGTCGTTACGTATCTGTCAGTACCAATTGCGACACCGGCAGCGGTCCACCCGCTTTCTTGGAAGTAAAGATCGTTCGCGCTATCTGCGGCTATAGGGTAAGTGAACACGCCAGCGCCACAAGCTGCGGTTCGATCCATAGACCCAATTGACCACCAGCCTTCAGAGTAGTTGTAGATCACGTATTTGTCGGGCGTCGTAGATCCAATGGACGGATACCAGAACCATACTTCGGGAAAGATATTGTTTTGAGAGCCGTGCGTGTATCTGATCCCGTAATCTGGATCGATATTATCAAACACGTACGCGCCCACATCGCACGCCAGTGGCTTCACCACGCCGCCGTCGTACATCCAGAAGCTTTCCGTCCCCATCCAGACACATCGGCCCGCATAGGTTGCAAACGCTTTCGGGGCGATGAGGCCACATCCGAAGCCGATGCGATCAATCCCGTAGACGTAGGGCAAGCCGGTGTACCGCATCAGCCATGCTTCGTCCTGCGTCCAGATCAGCGTCCCCTCGCGAACAGGCGCACACATCACAAGGCTGCTTGACGTGTCTAGATCAAGGAAGCCAGCAGTGTTCGTCGTGCTGGCAAAATTCCAATCCGTATAATCTTCGCGCGAAGACCAAGCCACGCGCCGGTTATTGCCGCCTGCACCAATAAGCACGACGTGGCGCTCTGGCGTAACGATCATAGCTCGATTGTTTTGCGGGCAAGCTGGCGTGATCGAGGCGACGCCGCCATTACCTGTCTGGTTCGTACCGTTGCTGCTTACGGTGAACGTGGTTGTGGATGGAACAGACACAACGGTAAATGTATTATTAAACGTAGCTTCCGTGTTCCCAGTTACAACGACGATATCTCCAGCGGTGAAACCGTGGTTCGCAGTTGTTGTGAACGTGATTACGTTTGATACGCGAGAACCAGAGACCACACCCTCAACGCCCGCCTCATTGGCAACAGCTTCGTTCGCGTCGTAGTGAAGCAACCGCCCATCGCTGCTGGCGACGCCAAGAAGGTCTCCACCCCAGTTATCAAACGTCCACGAGAACGCAGCGATAAAAGCCTCAGATGAGGGGCGGCGATCTGCTACCGGCAGCGTCGCGGTGCCGCCTGAAGAGGAAGCGTTTGCAGCCGTCTGCGCATAGGTAAACGTAGTGTTGCCAGTTCGCGTGATGACAAACGTACCGTCGAAGCTGGAGGTTGTAACGCCTGCAATCAGAACGGACGTTCCAGTTTGGAACTGGTGGGTCGTTGAGGTTGTGATTGTGACTACATTGGAAGAACGGACAGCCGTTGTGATGACGTATGTCGGGTCATCAAGCCCGTAGTAATACTCGCCGTAATCAGATGCACCATAAGCGCCATAAAGACCCTGCTCCTCACCTACGAAGTTCGGCGGCGTGATATCTGTATACGTCGCACCCTCTAGGGAATACAGTTTGTTGCTTAGACCTATAGCCCCATACGGAACATTCTGCGGCGTGGTCCACGCAAAGATGCCGCGAACAGTCGCGCTGAACGGCGCAACGGTTATACGCTCCCAACCACCTACCGGCAGCAAAGCGCCAGAACGCCAACGGATCAGGTTCGCGTCGAACCAACGCCCCTTAGATTGCAAGGGCGTGATAGCCCTTACAACGCCAGGAGGGATGTTCAGCGGAATAAGAGGCATTTAACTCTTCCCGAAGAATTGGGTAGCAAGCCAAGAGATGCCGCCACCAAGAAGGGCAGCGAGACCGATCAGGGTACGCCATCCGCCCTTCACCTGCGCAAAGTCATCGCGGATCTGGCGAACATCGTTTTTCACATCCCGCATCTCGCGGTTTATGATTTCGAGTTGGGCTTTCATTGATCCCAAGTCCTGATGCAAATCAGCTTGATCCATCTCTCAACGTCCCGTGCAGTAGGCGTCGCGCTTGGCGTTATTCAGCTTAACACCTTCGATAGTCTGTGGCGTATCTTTTGTGGACCAAGAGATCGGCTGCCACACGAGGCACTCAGTCGCGCCGATACCCGTCGTTCTGGAGCAACTCGCCACGAGCAATCCGCTCACGACCGCGAGCGTCAGCTTCAATGGCATCTTTGAGGCGGCGTGTTTCTTCATCGCGCTGCTCCTGTCTCAGTTTCTCGACGCCTTCCCTGCGCCCCTTGACGTAGGCCATGAACAAGAAAGAGAAAGCTGCCGCAACAGCAGCGATGATGCGCCCGATAGGCGAGAAAATGAAACGAAGCCAGATCATCCTTCCTGCTCCTTCGCCCACTTCTTGATGCGCTCTCGCATTACCCAAGCCGCAGCACAAACAACGACAACAGCAAAAGCAATCACGACAAGTTGAGCGTATCCGTCCAGCGCACCAATAGCCGTTACGCCTGCGCCCGCCCCAGCGACAACCTGCGCTGCACTTGCCTGCATCGTTGTGCTTTCGGAAATTTTCTTCTGCGGCTTGCCTGCAAGCCAGCGCCTAACGTTAAAGCCTGGGCAAGCCTTAGCAGCAACTTCGTTGTGTCCGCGAACGCTAACATTCCCCGCGCGATGGCTGATGTCAGCAATTAGCTCCCGCAATGCCTTTGCTTGTTCGGGAGTAAAGTTCTTTTCGAAGGCATCGTTCTCGGAAGATCCATGCCCTCCAAGCAAGCAGATCCCGATAGATCCCTTGTTGTGACCTCGCACGTGCGCGCCCTCGACAGCTTCCGGGCGACCAATTGCAACCTCACCACCGCGGTCGATGATGTAGTGATACCCGATAGCTCCCCAGCCACGCTGCTTATGCCACCGAGCGATCTCGGCGACTTTTGCGCTTAAAGGATACGTCTGCATCCAATCCGGGCGAGTAGCCGAGCAGTGGACGAAGATTGTCTTAACTGGGATGCTACCTTGCTTAAGCATGGCTACACCTTCATGATGTACGCGAGCGCGTAATACGGAGGCAAGTTAGCGTTGGTGCCAGATGCCCCTGTAGGTGACGTAGACGCGGTAATCCCTGTCTGGGATGAGCCGGATAGCCCCAACGTCGCGGAGGCGGCGGTGCCGTTCAGGTAATACTCGAAGTTATCGTTCGGCAGGCCACCTTCGCTCGAAGACGTGACAAGCTTGAGGCGGTTCGCTGCTGATAGGTCTTCTCTTGCGCCTGAACCAACCAACAGATGAGTGTGACCCGGATCTGTTACAGTCGCAGGGTGCGAGTGGCTGACAACGATTGCATCCGCGCTCCCGCCTGTAGCCGCAACTGCGTAGGACGAACCAGCCCCGACGATAAACCTGTTTCGGAGGTCAGGCGTCCCGCTAGATCCATTACAAAGAACCCAGCCAGTCGGGATCGAAGCGATAGATCCAGACCACATAACAATTACGCCAGAAGGTACATGAGCGTTAGCTACGCCATTTACCGTGATGCCCGTGAACGCGCCCGCTGCTGGCGTAGTTCCGCCAATGGGTGCATTATTGATAGTTCCGCCCACAACAGTCGGCGTGTTGATGGCCGGAGATGTCAGCGTCTTACCGGACAGAGTTTGAGTGCTGTCGGTGTCAACCATCACCTTACGCGCCGCACCTGTTCCGATGGTAAGCAGGTTGTCGTCGCTATCCCACACGACAGAGCCGTCAGCGGTTTGCGCGGGCGCAGATGCCGCAGGCAAAAGGACAGTTCCATCGGTCGCGTTCAGCGTCTTGCCGGAACCAACCTTTAGGCCGACAGACGTTCCAGACCCGGCAGCCGCGAACAGCGCGTCAATGCCGTCGAGATCGTTATTGAGCTTCGTACCCCAAGAGTCCTTCGACGCACCGACTTCGGGCTTCGTAAGATTGAGGTTTGTTGTAAATGAGTCAGCCATTGGCCCTCTCTCTAATTCTGAAGCCAGACAAGGAAGCGGCACTCACCCCACAGGAGCCGTCTGCCGATGCCCCAAGTCAGGTTGACCTTTTGTATAATCACCCAGCTTGACGGGTTTAGGCTCTGCTCCGTCCAGTTCGTGCAGAGACCGTCAACAACGGTGGTGTGACCGCAGTAGGTCATCCGAACCTCACTCTGGGTCGAGCCACAAGCGGAGAACCACTGTGGACAGCGCGATCAGAGTCAAGGTTCAGAGCCTCGACCCGCTGACTGTAAAACGAGGCAAAGGTGCTGATGCGCTGATCGTCCATCAGGAATGGAGAAGCATGGACAAGCGCGCCGTAAAGGTACACATCCGGCGACTTTGACAGCAGCCAATTCGTTGTGTTCGCGTCCGTGAGAGCCGGAACGCACTGATAGTACGCCATCTCAATCTGAACGTTATCGTTGGGGGCAGGTGCCGGGACAAGCTCGATGGCATCGTCCAGTATCGTGTAGGCGACAACCTGCGTGTAGATCTGGGACGCCTTGATCTGATCGGCCTCGTCTAGCGTAACGTAGCGAAGCGGTGTCTTGCCACCGATGATTTGTAAGTTCAAAGCCTGCAAGAAATCAGGCGGAAGCTCTACGTACTCTTCATCGTTCGTCGTGGTCGCACGAACCACCATTTCTCGACAGCGCAGGCGATTTTTAAGGTCCGCCTCAACGAATTGGATGAACATGGGGATCTGCGATGTCAGATCCGCACGGTTCAGATAATCGCCGATGGCGCTCTGGAGAGTGGCGTAATTCGTGATCATGGGCATCAGCTAGTGATCCTATGAGTTCGGAAGGGGATTGCTTCTTCCGACTTGAGCCACTTCCGAAGAGCCGTCTTGTCTTCCAAGATGCCCCGCTTCTTCAGATCAAAGTACACCAACATGGGGAGGGATGCCACCCGAACCATACCATCCGGCAGCTTCTCTGTGTTGCTGATTGCGTCTCGATCCGCCTTGTTCTGAGCAGCAATCTGATCAATGTTGACGGTATCTTCGAAGACTAGCTTCTGATCCGTCGTAATGTGCATCTTGGTCAGCGTGCCGCTGATGCTGTCGTATCCCAGGTTAAACGAACCGGGGGCGTATTCTTCCGCCATCTGTCCTCTCCATGAAAAGGGCGGGGGATGCCCCCCGCCCTCTACTCATCACGACGGGATGATGTTCGCAATCACAGCGTGAGCCTTCTCGCTGCGGACACGCAAGCCGTACTCGACGACCATTTCCTTCTTGTCCGAGTCGCCGGTCTTGGCGAGGTCGAACGTGCGGAACGGACGCAGATACGAGATCGAAGCGTACTCCGGGTCCAGCACGAAGGCGAAGTTGCCGGGCTGGAAGCGGTTCGGGACGATGGAGACCTCACCGAAATCGCCCAGATACACGTCAGCCGTGGCGATGATCTTCATCGGGGTGGCCGAGGTGTAGTTAATGCGCTGCTGAGCGAGGCCAGCGAACGCAGAGGCGACAGTCTTGTTGTAGGCGTTGACCATAAAGATCTTCGGGTCACCGCCCTGCGTCCAGACCTGCTGAATAGCGGTCTTGAGCATGGTCTCTGTCAGAGCAACGTCCGTCGAGGTCGAAAGGCTCGTCCACGCGGTCGAGGGGAAGCCGTTGCCGCCAGCACCGGACATCGAGGAGACGGTCGCGCCGTTCGCCTGCGAGTTGGTGATGAGCCACGTCGGCAGACCAGCGGTCTTGCGGGGCGTGGACGTGCTGTTGCCCGCGACGCCAGCTTGGTTGCTGGTGACGATGGCTTCCATGTCGCGCTTCAGCTCCTTGGCAGACTTTGCAGTCTGGTAGGCCATCTGGGTGCGCATACCGGCGTTGTTCACCGAGTCATCGGTGCCGGAGACGGAGATCACCTTCGTGCTGATCTGCGTGTAGTTACCCACGCGAACAGTCGGCTCGAAGTTGTCGTTGCCCGCGTCCGCGCCTTCGATGGCGGCGTTGGACGTGTCAGCCGCAGCAAGGCTGTCCGTCTGCCACTCATAGAAGGTGTTCTCGCAGGTGTCACGGCCAATGTTCGAGATGAACGGCGTGTCAACGGGCGAGATGTCATAGATGATGTTCGCGAGGTCTTCGCGGATGGAGTTCGGACCGTCATAGGTCGTGATTTTTGTGAGAGAAGGCATGGGTTACTTCCTGTCTAGCATGGCGAAGATTGCAGCCGCGTCGTTGACGTGACCGGTTGATTTGAGACGCTGTTTTACCTTCGCAATTTCCGTCGTCTGCTTTGGCGACGACGCGGAGTTTCCGGCCCTCATCGGCTTCGGCGCAGAGCCCTTATTGGGCTGCGGTCGATTAGCCTGAAGAGCATCGAACTTACGCGCCTTCTCAAGGACGATGATAGCTCGTGGATCAGTAGCAGCAGCCAGTTCCTCGTCAGAGTAGCCAACCGTCTTGCCGTAATCGCGCAGAGATTTCTGCGCCTGTGACCACTTCGCCTCATCCTTCCACTCAGGCACCTTTTCGAAGATGTACTTTCGTCCTTCCTCGACAATCTGCCTAAGCTGCTCCTGCTGCTCACGAGATTGCTGCGCCTTGATTACCGCCTCCTGCTGCTGCACCGCAGCAAGTTGGGCTTTGTAATCACGCCACTGCTTCTCAATGATCGGGAAGTTGATCGGGTCATCCTGGTGCAGCTTCTGCCAGTCCGGTTCCTGCGGAAGATACCTTTCCATCTCCTGCCGAAGCGCACTCACAGCTTCCGCATAAGCGGCCTTCTCACTTTCCGTCGCCTGACGTATCGACTCGACCTCTCGCCTTTGCTCTGCAAGGGCTTGGGTCTTGCGCTGGTAATCCGCCTGACGCTGATACCCGTCCCGAGCCTCCTTCAGGGTGACCTTCTGCGTCTTGCCGTCGATTACGACGGTGACGAGAGTATCATCTGAAAGATCCTCACTTGAGGCATCTTCATCAGAACCAGAGTTGCTGTCTTCACCGCCCTCGTCGGACACCTCATCGGTGGCCTCACCCTCTGAGGGCTGCGCGTCATAAGACAACTCGTCTGTCGCCTCAGTCTCTTCGACTGCGGCAGGAGCCTCTGTGTTCGCCTTCTTCTCCGGTTGCGGAGCACCGTCCATCAAAGACGCGAAACGAGCAGTGGCATCTGCGAGACCGAGTTCGCTGGGCCGCGATTGTTCGGCGTTAGACAAGGTAATACTCCATTGTTACGCTTTTCTCAAGCGTTTGTTGAACCGCACCACGTCTGGCTCTGCGGCAAGCGCAGTTAGCTCAGACTCGAACGCAGCTATGGCGCGCACCATGTGGTACGCATCCAATCTCTTGGCGTCGGCTTCGGGCGGCGATGACGCCCAGTCATCAACCGCCCGTTCCTTCAGCCGCCGCAAAACTTCCTGCACCGCTTTGTCGTTCGCCATTCCCTTTGCGGCGATCCAAAGCGTCTCTTGCTCGAATGTGCTCACTGGGCCACCGGCATGGTAGGTTGCTGCGAAGAGAACATGGCTTGGATCTCAGCCCGCTGGCGATCCACCTCACCCTTGATGAGGGCCATATCTACCTGCGTGTTGTACTTGGCTTCGATCTCAGCAGCCTTAAGCATGGCATCGACATAGAGCTTGTCCCGATCCAGATCCGCCGATGCTATTGCCTTTTGGCGCTCAAGCTCCTGCTTGGCGGCGCTGATAACGATGTCAGCCTTGATCTTCTCAGCCTCGACCTGCGCAAGGATCTGAGCCGGGTCTGGGGCCGGAGGCTTCTGCTGCTGTTGCATAAACGCCTCAACGTCCTGCGGCGTTACGGGCTTCCAGAACTTTGCGGGGTCCATGAAGCCAGACAGCTTTGTAATCTCGGCCAGCGTGTCGCGGTACTGCTCCAAAGACACGAGCGGGTTGTACGGGCCAAAGTTGGCGATGATTTCCTTCTGCTGAGCCGAAATGGCTTGCAAGAACATCATCCGCTGATCGTCTGAACCACGCCCAAGCGCGATATTCACGATCATGTCCATCTTCGCGTCCCAACCGCGCGGATCAATCGGGACGAATTGGTTACGCAGCCGGATGATCTTCGGCTTGTCCTGGTGCTGGATCACCATCTGGAGCACGCCTTGGAAGCATCGCTTGAAGCCGTCAGAGAACAGACGCGCGATCATTTCAATGCGGTCCTGAGATGCACTCAACTGCGCCTGCACAGCCGAGCGAGTCGTGGACTGGAGAACATCCGCGTCCAGCCCCTGCGACGTGCGCGAGATGCCGGTACGCTGCGTCTTCACCTCATCAAGGTAGGCCATCACGCCGAGAGCCTGCTGGCCCACAAACGGCTCAGACAAAGGCTGAACCATACCCGGTGAACGAGCGCGGATGATGGCGCCCGTCTCAACGTTCATTACGTCGTCTAGGTTAACCTGCCCCTCAACAACCACTGTGCGGGGGTGGATCGACTGCGCTAGGCTATCAAGCGTGTTTCGCATGATGGAGGACTTGATAAGCTGCAAGTCCATGGTCTGATCAGCAATCGACTTGCCGAAGATCGTGTGCGGTGTCGGGTCCGGCTCCAACAACGCGAAAGGAGCCTGCTGGACAACCTCCTGATGAAGGATGTAGCCGCCGTTGCCGACAGAGCAGACCTTGTGAAGCTCAGCGATCCCGTCGCCATCCTTGTCCACACGGATGTAGGACTCGACGTAGAACACCTTGTCGGTGCTCTCATCGTTCTGGCTGGTGATGCCGAAGAAAGACTGGTCAGCCGGGTTACGGACGATCACTTCGTTGTTCATCTCGAAGCCGCCGGTCCCGGCGTTCATCTCGATGATGTCACGAGGGTAGCCCATGGCGACAAGCTCAGATATCGTCGCCAGCTTACGCCGGGCGACGTAGATGGCGTCGTCGATGCTGGTCGCTTCGTTGTCGATCAAAAACTGCTCAGGCGGGATCGCCTCGACACGATACTTCGGCTCTCGGTTGATCCGCTTGATGGACATCGAAACACGGGCTTCTCCCGTGTTCATGTCCATTTCTTCTGTCAACATATCCATCTCAACCGTAGGATCTGAGAGAATGAAGTTGACCTCTGCCATAGAAAGGCCGGAGTAACTGTGGTACTCGACGGTTTCTTCGTCGTGCTTGTACCAAGTTAGAATACCCGTCTTTAGTACGAGGGCGTCCTTGATAGCATCATGCAGGATGCGGAAGCCGGGATTCTCTTGGTAGAAAATGTAGTTCACGAGATCCGTAGCCTGCTCCGCAGCAGCCACGTCTTCTGAACTGCGCGGGACGAACTCAAGGATCTTGTCCCCGCTTGTAAAGATGCGGAGCAAGGACGGGAGCATCGCAAGAACGGTATCGCGAACTTCCGTCAGCACAACCTGCGAGCGACCGTCTTCTTCGTTCCCGAAGGCGTCACCCAGGTAGTACGCCATAGCGCGCTCGCGCTCAGGCGCAAGGTAGCTGTCAATGTACGTGCTGGAGTCTTCAATCGCCTGGAAGACGATGTAACGGAACTCTTCCTCCGACATCGGCTCCTGCACCTCGCCGGGGGAACCCTCTTCCTCCGGGGCGCGTTCGTTGGAGCCCAAGGCAAAACCCGTCTTGGGATTGTATCCGCGATTGATCGCACCACCAGCACTCTGGGGGATCAGATCAGGGTCATAGCCTTGGGCCATCGATCAACATCCTTCACTCTGCCTTAAGCGGCGGGTTATTCAGATAATCTATTGCAGAGTTTAACACAGACACATCATCCCTAAACAGGCCTAACGCGGTATTGCATCCATGGCATAGAATACCACGGAGAATTCCTGTCGAATGACAATGGTCTACATGCAAAGACTTATTGGTTGGGCTATTTTGGCATATCATGCATTTATTCCCAGAAATAGCCATTAACTCTTTGTATTTTTCTTTTGTTATTCCATAAAGTTTCTTTAAGCTTGCGTTTTTGCAGTATTCTTTTCTTTTTTCTGGGTACTTTTCCTTGTAAAAATTGTGCCTCATTTTTTTGCACTCAGAACAAAACGTATCTCCATTGCGCGCAAACCTTCTGGTGATCGCCATTTCGTGACCACGCTTACAGAACGTTTGAGGCGATGGAGACATATTATCTTTTTTTCTTTTTGCTCATGCCGCCTTCAGAAAGCGCGATTGCAATCGCTTGCTTAGGCGACTTTACTACAGGGCCGCCCTTTCCACTATGAAGCGAGCCTGCCTTATACTCACGCATAACCTTAGCAACCTTCTTCTGACCCTTCATCGTCTTTCTCCTGGCAAGCAGCCACATGTTCGTGGCTGAACTCAAAGGAACCTATGTGCCGGATCAATTTGCTAGCATCATGGTCCACATGAACCTTAAACCCGTGCGCCTTCGCAAGCTGGCAGAAGTATATGTCTTCTCCAATAAACGCCCTTGCTGACTTGGAGTAGACGACCTGGAACCAAGGCTGCGGCAGCTTCTGGAAGACTTCCGTCTTGACCAGCATCGCTCCCATTCCAATCGCGTCAACCTCCTCGACGCCTTCTCGGTCGTGGGAGGTTACGAATTCCATCATGGAGAAGTCGGACCACGCAACGGTTTTCGGCGGCAGCCTGCGGGTCGAGTAATTGCAGGCTACGATGTCCTTGTCATGAGCGATCAGGCGTTGAGCCAGATCGCGCGGGAATCGCATGTCGCTATCTACAAACAGAGCATAGTCGGCCTTGTGCTGCAAAGCCATCATCGCGAGCTTCTGGCGTTGGTCAGCGATCAGCGTTCCGTTAACCATATGTAGGTTGATCGCGGAGCCTTCTGGAGCCTTAGCGTAGAAGTACATCGACAGCATCGCCAAGTCGTAGGCGAAGAACGAGTGGACAGTCTCCCGCGCAGGTATGCAGATAGATAAGTTCAAAACAGCCTCCTCAAACTG